CAATGATGAACTGGAAGCGCAGAAGCGTGTTGCTGAAGATGTGGAAGATGCGCATGAAAGTCTGACTGATAAAATCAAAAGACAGCAATCAGAACTTGATGACCTGAAAGATGAATATGCTGAATTGGTTGCAAGTGGTGGTGAAGCTTCAGACGAAGCAAAGGAACTTGCAAGAAAAATTGAAGATTTGTCAGGAGAGTTGAAAGACAACAAAAAAGCCATGTCAGATGCTTCCCAGATGGCTGATGATTTGGACAGAAGCCTTGAACAAGTGGAAGAAAGTGCAGAAGATGCAGGTGATGGCTTTACAGTCATGAAAGGTGCAGTTGCAGACCTTGTTTCCAATGCAATTCAAGGCGCAATTGGGAAAATGGGTGAATTCATTGGTTATCTTGCGGAACTTCCAAGCGCAACTATGGAACTACGGCAAGACATGGGAACACTGACCACTGCATTTGATAATGTGGGCATGAGTACGGAAACAGCAAAAGACACTTGGAAAGAACTTTATGCTGTTTTTGGTGAGGATGACAGGGCTGTTGAAACTGCCAACAATATTGCACGAATGGCAGACAGTCAGAAAGACTTGAATGATTGGGTGACAATCACCACAGGTGTTTGGGCAACTTATCAGGATTCATTGCCAGTGGAAGGATTGGCAGAAGCAAGTGCGGAAACCGCAAAGACTGGCACTGTCACAGGTGGTCTTGCGGATGCATTGAACTGGTCTTCTGAAGCTTCCCAGATGTTTGCAAAGTATATGTCAGAAGATGTTGTGACAGCGGAAGATGCTTTCAATGTGGCATTGTCCGAATGCGCAACGGAACAGGAACGTCAGGCATTAATCACTGACACCCTGACAAAGCTGTATGGAAAATCCGCTGACACCTATCGTGAAACCACAGGCGCACAGATGGAAGCCAAGGAAGCAACTGCGGAACAGATTCTTGCAGAAGCAAATCTGGCAACAGCACTTGAACCAGTGACAACGAAGTTCAATGAATTAAAGACATCACTTTTGACAGGTATTCTTCCAACTGTTGAAAAGGTAAGTGGTGCAATGATAAGCGCAATGGATTGGATGAAAGAACATCCAGTGTTGATGAAATCAATTGCAGTGACAGTTGGCGTTCTAGCAACAGCACTTGGAATTTTGGCAGGTGTTGTGATTGCATTTACAGTTGCACAGTGGGCAATGAATTCTGCAATTCTTGCAAATCCATTGACATGGATCATTGTTGGTATCATTGCGGTCATTGCTGTGTTAGCAGGTGTGATTGTTGCAATAGTTCATTATTGGGATGAAATTGTGGTTGCAGTGAAAAATGCAGGCACAGCAATCATGTCTGCATTGCAAAGCGCATGGGATTGGATGACAACTTTGTTTGGTTCGCTTGCTTCATGGGTTGATGTGAATGTGATTCAGCCAGTGGTGACATTCTTCACAGGATTGTGGACTAAACTGCAAGAAATCTGGAACACAATTGTGAATGTGGTGCAGGTTGCTTTGATGCTGATTGGTTCAATCATCAGTGGCGTTGTGCAAATTATCACACTTCCATTCATGTTTATTTGGGAAAACTGCAAGACATATGTTTTTGAAGCATGGGAATGGATCAAGGAAAAAGTCACAACAGCAATCAATGTAGTAAAAACCACTATGGAAACAGTGATGAATGCAATCCATCTTGCTTTTACAATAGCATGGAATGCAATCAAAAATGCACTGACACCAGTTCTTGAAGGAATCAAGACAGCGGTTTCTTTTGCATGGAACGCTGTGAAGGAAGCAACAACAACAGCCTTCAATGCTGTCAAGTCAGTTGCAACCAGTGCATGGAATGGCATCAAAACAGCGGTCACAACTGTTGTGAATGGTGTCAAGACAGCGGTTTCCACAGCATGGAACATTGTGAAGTCAACAACTTCAAGCGTGTTCAATGGCATCAAGTCGGTAGCAACCAATGCATGGCTTGGTATCAAAATTGCAATCATCAATCCAATTGAGGAAGCAAAGAACAAAATCAAGGGCATCATTGACACAATCAAGGGATTCTTCAGTGGTTTAAAACTGAAATTGCCTGACATCAAGATGCCACATTTCAGCATCACTGGAAGCTTTTCACTGAATCCACCGAGCGTTCCCAAACTGTCAATTGATTGGTACAAAGATGGTGGTATTTTTACAAAACCGACTATTTTCAATACGCCATTTGGATTGAAGGGTGTTGGTGAAGCAGGTGCAGAAGCGGTCCTTCCAATTGACAGATTGGAAGATTATGTGGCAGGCGCAATTGAAAGAACAATGCAGGTTGCAGATGTGCAGGCGTTGGCAGATGCAGTTGCAGATTTGGCAAGCAGACCAATTGATTTGTATGTCAATGGTAGAAATTTCGCAACTGCCACTGCAAATGATGCTGACAATGTGAACGGATTGCGCACAACTTTCAAAAGCAGGGGGCTTGTATTAGGATAACAGCAAATAACAAAAGGACATCTGAAAAAGGTGTCCTTTTGTTGTGGAAAGGAATTTACAAATGAAGACAATAATCAATGTTGAATGCATTGACCAAGACATGATTGTCACAAATTCACCTGTGCTTGCATCAGGTGGTGTGCATGAATCTTACATTGCATTCAAGTTTTGTAGCAAGTGGGATGGCATGACGAAGACTGCGGTTTTTTATAAAAACGCAAAAGATGTTTACCATGCACTTGTTAATGAAGAAAATATGTGTGAAATTCCGCATGAAGTGACGGATTCTGAAGGAACTATGTACTTCGGTGTGTTTGGTGTATTAGGTGAAGTCACAAGAACATCCAAGGTGCTGAAGTATAAAATCAAGCAGGGTGCAATCACTGAAGCCTTGAAGCCTTCTGATCCAACGCCTGACATATATCAGCAGTTAATCAGCAAGTATGATTCCATACTGAAGAATCAAGCGGAATTTGTGGCAGACCAAGATGCCCTGATGAAAGAATATCAGGAAACATGGACAAAAGAAGTTGAAACATCCATTTTGGATGCGGAGAATGCAGGCAAGTTGTGTTTGGATGCAATCACTGCATTGCAACTTGAATACACAGACATGAATGGTGGAACACCTACAACCGAAGAAGAAACGTATGACAACGATTTCAATGGTGGCTATCCGATAAATAACAGTTAAGGAGAAAAAGATATGTTTGCAAAAATAAGACCACGAAGAGGAACAAAGGCACAATGGGAAACAGCCAACACAGTTTTGGCAGAAGGTGAAATTGGTTTTGAAGTACCAGATGATGGTGTGGGCACTGGGATAACCAATCTTAAAATCGGTGACGGAACAACAGCATGGAACGATTTGCCGTATGCAATTAATACTGCTTCAGTAAATGAAAGTTTAAACGGTTTCAAAAATATCAAGATAAATACGGGTGGTAGTACCGCCACAATGGCTGACGATATATTCGCAATATGGGGAGATATCGAGGGTGGCAACGGTGGAGTTACGGTAAACAACGGCACAACTATGTTACAAGGCAACTATATTAAGTCTATGGACGGAACTGTGGGTTCAATGCTACTGCAAGAAATTGGCGACAATAAACTCCATATTTGGAGTTTATATAATGGAAAGTATTCTCTTGATGAATTTGTTCCAAAGAGCGATTTAGCCATAGAAGAAGTTTCCATAACGGCAATAGATAGTAGTGTTGTTAAAGCTACGAGCGCAACACCAGCGCGTAAAATGGGAGCTACAAAAATGTTCTCTTTTGGTATTTATTTTACCTTAAGTGAAGCGGTTATAAAAGAGGGCACTCCATATGTCAAGGGGTTTGCTAGACCTCTTGGCTCACAAGGTGGTATATATCCTATTTTTAACTGTATATATAGAAACACTGCAAGCGGAGCAACAAGACTCGGTACTTGCTATATCGGTTATGAGGGAAACTTAGTTTGTGGTTATCGTGACCATGTAGGAGAGATTACGGGTTATGACCAAGTTTTTGTAAATGGTGCGTATCCTTATGCTTAATGATTATCTAAATTCCAATTTAGTGCAGGGAATGACTGCGGTGCAGTCTGGCTGATAGGAACAGACTATCATTCTTTTAAATATTACAGAAGAAAAGAGTAGTAGAAATGAAAAAGGATGTATTAGCATATTTTTGGGAGAAGATAAAAACTTTGATTGAAGGGTTGGTATCAAAGGAAACATTGAATGAAACTTTGACTGATTATGTGAAAACAGAAAATTTGCCTGATGCATCAAAGGCTGTTTCTGCACACAACACTTCTGAAGAAGCGCACAGTGACATCAGGCAGTTGCTTGAAACATTGTCTGAAAAAGTCGGTGACATTGATGGTGGTACACCATAAACATACAAGAAGGTGGAAAAATGGATAGTATAAACCAGTGTTTAGAGGAAATTTTGAAAGATGAAAATGGCAACGTCATCACACCAAGTTGTGGTGTTGAAAAACTATTGTCCATGTTGTGTGAATGTGCTTCTGATATTACCAAAGAAGACATTGATGAAATAACTTCATCATAATTTTGAAAAATAATTGTGGAAGGGGGTGTCAAGATGATTGACCAATTGCAGATTGGCAACAAATATTCCTATGACGATTTTGAAGCCAATGTGAAAGAAAGGGTGATAGGTTCACCGAAGAAGAAAAGCATCAAGGACACAGTGCCATTTTCAAACATCACATATGATTTTTCAAAAATAGATGGTGAATTGTATTGGGAAGAAAGGGCATTGAAATATATCCTTGAAATTGATGCAATGACACCTGAAGAGTTGGAAGAGAAGAAGATTGCCTTCAAGACATGGGTGATGAATGTATTTGAAGAAGAACTGCATGATCCGTTCATTGAAGACTATCATTTCATTGCAACTTTTGACGGAATTGACTTTGATGACAGTGAGATTGAAAAGACAACAATCACAGTGACCTTCAGTGCATATCCATTCATGGTTGCAAATACCAAAAGGGCATTTGAATTCACGATTCCAACAGCAAAAGAAACAGAAGTGAAAATTGAAAATGGTTCAAGCCACCGAATCACGCCCACATTGATTGCAAGTGTTCCTGTCAGTTTCAAGTATGGTGGAACAACTTTTTCAATCGGTTCTGGTGAAACGTCAAATGATTCCTTCAAGCTTGAATCTGGAACAAACACGTTGACGATTCAGCCAGTGTCCACAAGTGGCACTTTTAGAGTTGAATTTTTTGAAGAGGTGTTCTGATGTATATTGTTAAATTGAAAAATGATGCTATTGAAACAGAAATTCATGGTGTCAAGGAAAAATTGAACAGTGGCAGTGTGGTGAAGGGAATCAATACAATTGATTCCTTTTCTTTTTCTGTGAATCCATTCAATGTCGGTTTCAATGCAATCCATGATTTTCTGACACTTGTTTCAGTATACAACACGAACAAGAACAGATATGAATTTCAGGGGCGTGTCATTTATTCCAGTAGTTCAATGGATGAATCAGGCTTGCTTTCAAAGGAAGCAGTTTGTGAAAGTTATCTGGGATTTTTGTGTGACAGTCAACAGAAATATGTGGCAACACAGAACTGGACTGTTGATGGGTTTCTTGAATATATTTTGAGCGTTCACAATTCGCAGGTGGAAGAGTACAAGCAATTCACTATTGGTGAAGTCACTGTGACTGATCCAAACAACAATTTGTATGTTGGAATACAGCGTGAAGATTCATGGAAGACAATCAAAACCAAACTGATTGACAAACTTGGTGGTGAAATCACTTTCCGTGTGGTGGATGGTGTGAATTATCTGGACTATGTGGAGAAAAGGGGCGCAACGCTTTCAACGGAAATTGCACTGTCAAAAAATATGAAGGCAATCACCAGAGAAGACAACCCAATTGACTATGTTTCCAGAGTGATTCCGCTTGGTGCGAAACTGACAGATTCAGAAGGCAATCCGTCTGAAGAACGTCTGGATATAACAAGTGTGAATGGTGGCGTTGAATATATTGAAAGTGAAGAAGCACTTCAAGCGTATGGCAAACGATATGCCACAGTATTATTTGATGATGTGACAGTTGCAAGCAATCTTCTGGCAAAGGGGAAGGCATGGATTGCCGAAAACAACAGGGTGCAA